ATGACCGTAGCCAATATCGCCCCGGCCCTGCCCGAAACCATGCGCCTGGTGGCGGAACTGATCGGTTTGCCGCGCACCTTGCAATTGGTGCAGGCGCTGGGCGGCACTACCTTGCCCATCTCCAAAAACCAAAGCAAGGCGGGGCAACTGCGCTTCGCCGCGCTGGTGGAGGTGATAGGCGAAGACGCCGCAGCCAGCCTGACTCATCATTTTGGCGGCGACATCCTGTACGTGCCGCGCTGCAGCCAGGCCTTGCGCTTGGCGCGCAATCAACAATTGCTGAGCGACTTCGACCAACTGCTGGACCAGGGACTGGGCGCCAACGAGGCGGTCAGCGTGCTGGCCATCCGTTTCCAACTGAGCGACCGCATGGTGTGGCGCGTGCTGAAAACGCCCAGCCAAGATCTGCACTAAGGCGATACGCCGCTTCCCCCTCTCTTCCGATTTCTCCTGTTTGTTTCAAGCCGGTTCCGTCCGCCTGGCAGGGCTGCGCGCGCGCCGCGCATGACGGCCGGCCAATGAGCCACGTTTCGTCAACAAAAGGAGTCTTCATGGCCAGCAGAGCTATTTCCGACCTGCACCCGCAGTTGCAACCCCTGGCCGAAGCGTTTGTGCGGCGCTGCCGCGACGCCGGCGTGGAGGCCTTGATCACCTGCACCTGGCGTTCCGGAGCGGAACAAGACGCCTTGTACGCGCAGGGCCGCAGCCGGCCCGGGCTCAAGGTGACCAACGCCCGCGCGGGCCAGTCTGCGCACAACGCCATGCTGCACGGCAGCCCGGCGGCGCGCGCCTTCGACGTGGTGCCGCTGATCGGCGGCAAGCCGGTCTGGGACGCCCACCATCCGCACTGGCAGCTGATGGGCGAGATCGGCGCCGCGCTGGGGCTGAACTGGTATGGCCGGGCGGACGCGCCTTTCCGCGAGTTTCCCCATTTTGAGTTGAATCCGACCGACCTCGACAAGGAGAAGAAATGATGCGTCTGTCCGACTTGCTGACCCGGCCCGGCGGCCGCCGGCTGAGCCATTCCCGGCTGTGGGCCAACATCGCCTGCGCCGCGGCCACGCTGCTGTTCGTGGTGGAGGGGCTGCGCGGCGCCCTGGGCGCGGAGATCTGGCTGATTTATCTCGGCATCGTCGGCGGCTACTCCGCCGGCTTGCGCCTGATCGCCGCCTGGCGCGACCGAGGCGGCCGCTGATGGGCCCGGGGCCCGCATGGCTGAAGCTGGGGGGCTGGCTGTTGCCGCCCTTGCTGGCGGCTGGCTTGGCGTATCCGCTTGGGCTGCGCCACGGCGCGGAGAACTGGCGCGCGCGTTTGGCCGAACAACGAGCGGCGGATCAAGGCCGTCTGACCGCCGAAGCGGAACGCGCCCAGCGGCAATTGGAGGCCGCCTTGCAGCAGCAGCAACGCTTGCGCGAGCTGCTGGGCCGACAGGAGGCGCGCTTGCTGAGTCAACAACAGGACCTGCAGCGGCGGCTGCAAGACCAGAAACAAAGGATCGAATATGTCGTGCAACAGGATGGCGGCCGTTACGGCGGCCTTGGCCCTGACAGCCTGCGCCTCTACCGGCAAGTCCTCGGCTATCCCGCCGCCGCAATGCCCGCAACCGACTCCGTATCTATTGCAAATCCCCATCAAGCCGCCGCCGCCGGCGCCGGGTTACCGGCAGCAGACCTCCTGGCTCACGCCGCCGACTACGGCGCCTGGTGCCAGCAACTGGAACAAAGGCTGACGGCGCTCGGCGGGCTGTTCACATCCGAAGGACCACAACCATGAGCGACTTTTTCGATCGGGCCAGCGAACTGGAGACCGAGTTTCGCGAGCAAGCGATTGCCCGCCATTACCAACAGTTCGATCAGACCGGCTACAGCCACTGCGAGGATTGCGGCGATCCCATCCCGTCCGCGCGCCGGGCGATCATGCCCAGCTGCACCCGCTGCGTGATCTGCCAACAACTGGCCGAAGGCTGAAAGGCGGGTTTCACGTGGAACATGACAATTTGATGGCCCTGGGCCGCATAGAAGGCAAGCTCGACATGATCGTGGCGCACCTCGCCAAACAAGACAAAAAACTGGAAGAGCTGGACGGCCGCCTACGCGACGTCGAAGTCCAGGCCGCGCGCAGCGGCGCCATGTCCGGCGCCTTGTCCGCGCTGGCGGTGACGCTGCTGGGCGAATTCCTCAAGCGTTTGATTCACTGAGCGGCGGTACGCCGTTTCATCCGCCGCCTCCGGCGCGGCGTCGAATTTCCGTCTTCTCAAACCTTGTGAAAGGAATCCAGATGTCGCAAACGACGATCTGTATCAAACCGCAGCTGCAGTTCAATTTAATTGGCCATGAAGACGCTGCAATGGCCGCGGATGGCAAGGGCGCGCAGTTCCAGATGAATGCGACTTGTTGCGGCCAAGAAGGAGGCAAGGGACAAGGCGTGCCCAGCGGCGCCGTCATGCATTTTGCCGCGGAGAAAGCCCCGGAAGGCTGGCTGAAGGCTGATGGCAAGGCCTATGCCAAAAGCGCGTATCCCACCTTGTTCAGCGTGATCGGCGACAGCTTCCGCGATGCGAAGAACAGCGACGAAGCCATGTTCAATGTCCCTGACCTGCGCGGCGAATTCATTCGCGGCTGGGACGACGGGCGCGGCGTAGATCCGGCTCGCAAGCTCGGCAGCGCGCAGAAAGGCACGCTGGTCGCCGCCAACGAGTATTTCAGCGACAACGAGCTGTACAACATCAGCACCAATGTCGGCGCAGGACAGGCAGCCGCCGGCACCGCCGCCTTCGGCGCGGATATTCCTGACTTGGCCGGCTATCCCGGCCTGGAAATGCACTACGTGACCGGCGTCAAGGGCGCTTTGGGCAACTATGTCAGCTCGGTCGGCGCAGCCCGCCCGCGCAACATCGCCCTCTTGGCCTGCATCAAGGTCTGATCCTCCCCGGCCGCGCCCGCGGCCGCAAGCTCCACTGACATCGCTCAGCTAAGCCCAAAACCGCGGGCGCGAGACAATAGCCTTATCGATAAACCGATGAATCCTTGAGGAAATCATGTCCCAGCTGATCCAACTGCAAGACGCCATCGCCGACCGCCTGCGCCAGGGCCTGGGCCGCATGGTGCGCGAAGTGGCGGCCGACCTGGACGAAACCGGCCTCTGCGGGCTGGATCTGGCGCAAGGTCGTCACCAAAGCCGGCTGACGCCGGCGGCGGGCAGCCCGGGCCTGAATCCGCAGGCGCTCGCGCGTTTGCCGGCCTTGTGGACCGTGGCCGGCGGCGTGACCGCCTGCCAGCCTTCGGCCAGCCAACGCCAGCGCTACAAGGCGCAGGCCCGCTTCACCGTCATCGTCGGAGACCGCCTGCAGGCGGATCGCGGCTACGCCGGCGCCGGCGTCTGGCAGCTGGTTTACGCGGTGCGCCGTTTGCTGGCGGCTCAGGATTTCAGCCTGGCGGTGTCGCCGCTGATTCCCGAGCAAGTGCGCCCGCTGGGCCAGGCCCAGCGGGACGGCGAGCCGTGGAGCCTGGTGGCCTGCGATTTCTCCACCCACTGGCTGGACGAGGCGCTGGACAACGGCCACTGGCCGTCGCCGCAGGGCGAGGCCGATCCGGACCAGGTGTTCGCCCGCTTCGGCGGCCGGCTGGAAGGCCCCGCCACCGAATGGCGCAGCACCCGGCTGGACTACAGCCTGGACGGCAAGCCGGGCGTCAAGGCCCAGGATGTCGTGCTGCAGCCCAAGCCGCCCCGCATTTGATTTTTCGCAGTATCCCGCCGCGCCGTCCGGCGCGACGAATTTCCCCCAACCGCATCAATCAGGAGCCCATACTCTATGGCCAGCCCCAACATCAGCTTCGACCAGATTCCGGCGTCCATCCGCAAGCCGGGCAAATACTTCGAGTTCAACACCAAGCTGGCGGTGCGCACCCTGCCGGGCAATCCGCAGCGCGTGCTGGTGATCGGCCAGCGCTTTGCCGACGCCGCTCAGCCGGCGCTGGCCGCGCTGGACGTGTTCAGCGACGAGCAGGCCGCCCAGGCTTTCGGCCGCGGCTCCTACGCTCATCTGCTGGCCCGCGCCGCCATCAACGCCAATCCCTACCTGCAGCTCAGCGTGATCGCGGTTGACGACGCGGACAGCGCCGCCGCCGCCGTCGGCACCTTCACCTTCACCGGCCCGGCCACCGGCGCCGGCGTGGCCAGCCTGTTCATCGGCGGCCGCCGCATCGACGTGGCCGTGGCCGCCGGCGACGACGCCGCCAAGATCGCCGCCGCCGCCAAGGCCGCCGTCGACAAGCTGGCTGACCTGCCGGTGACCGCCGCCGTCGCCAAGGAAGTGCTGACCCTGACCGCCCGCCACAAGGGCGCGGCAGGCAACGCCGTCGCGCTGAAGGCGCAGGAGCAGATCGCCGGCCTCGGCATCACCGTGGCCGCGATGAAAGGCGGCGCAGCCGATCCGGACATCGCTCCGGCGCTGGCGGCCGTGGTCAGCGGCGGCCACCACATCGTGGTCAGCCCGTTCAACAACGACGCCGCCTTCACCGCGCTGCGCACCCATCTGGACTTCGTGTCCGGCCCGATGGAGCAACGCGGCGCCATCGGCGTGGTCGGCGCCGTCGGCGCGCTGGCGGAAGTCAGCGCCATCGCCTCCAAGCTGGCCAGCGGCCGCGTCAGCGCCGCCTGGTATCGCGGTTCCGCCAAACTGCCGGGCGAACTGGCCGCCGCCTACGCCGCGGTGATCGCCAGCGAGGAAGATCCGGCCCGTCCGCTGAACACCTTGGAACTCAAGGGTCTGGACGTGGTGGAACTGGCCGCCCGCACCAGCCGCACCGAGCAGGAAAACGCCCTCTACAACGGCGTGACCCCTCTGGAAGTGGGCCCGGGCGAGCGCGTGCAGATCGTGCGCTCCATCAGCACCTACACCAAGGACGCCCAGGGTGTGGACGACGTGTCGCTGCTGGATCTGACCACCATCCGCACCCTGGACTACGTGCGCCGCGCCTGCCGCGAACGCGTGGCGCTGCGCTTCCCGCGCGAGAAGCTGTCCGACCGCACCCCGTCCAAGGTCCGTTCTGAACTGCTGGACGTGCTCTACAAGCTGGAAGAGTTGGAAATCATCGAGGCGGTGGAAGCCAACAAGGACGGCCTGATCGTCGAGCGCGACGCGCAAGACGTGAACCGTCTGGACGCCAAGATCCCGGTGGACGTGGTCAACGGCCTGCATGTGTTCGCCGGCCGCATCGATCTGCTGCTGTAAGCGGCGCGGGGTAAACACGCGGGGTGCCGCGGCGCGCCGTCTTGCCCCTGCGTGCTTACCCGAGCGGACCTAGTTTTCCCCGTTAACGCTTGACCCGGCGGCCCGCCGCCAAACCGGCAGGGCCGTCCACATGAAACCGAAAAGGACATTCACATGGCTTTGAAAGAATACGCAGGTTCGATCGTACTGGAAGTCAACGGCCAGGAAATCGACGTCATCGATCTGAACGTCAGCAGCAAGACCGGCCGTAAGCTGGTGAAAACCATGAACAGCAGCGGCCGCGCCCGCGGCTTCGCGCGCGGCATCTCGGAATACGAGCTGTCCGTCACCGTCTCCATCCCGCTGTCCGGCGAGTTGGACTGGGAGGCGATCGAAGGCGCCAAGCTCACCGAATTCCCGGTGGCGCCGGGTGGCAAGCGCACCAGCTACCTGGATTGCTTCACTCTGGAAGTGGGCGAGAAATACGGAGTGGAAAGCGAAGCGCGCCGCGATATCAAGCTGCTGTCGCTGCGTAAAATCGTTGAGTAATTAAATGAAGTAACTGTTTAGCTTGGCCGGTGGAATTTTTTCCACCGAGCCAGCTCATTTTAAACACTTCAATACTTCTAAATATCAAGTCCAAACATGGGCTTGTCATGGCTATGCTTGGAGGTTAAATGACTTCATCTGTTAGAAACGATGCATTGCTCGGAGAATTTTCTAAACTGGCCTACAAGGATGAAGAAATCATTGTTAAAGCGCTAGCAAGTGATCCGAAGTTTGAAAACTGGGAGATAAATCTTGGGCCTAAAGTAGAAGGTTCCTTCGCCGCTGTCTCGTTTCGTAATAAAAAAGATGATCGAATAGTGATTGCATACCGTGGGACAGATGATTTAGGAGATGTGTCAGGAGCTGATTTAAACATTGCGCGTGGACGTTATGATGAACAATTTCGCCAAGGGATGGATTTTGCGCAGCAGGTAAAAAAAGAGGCTGGGGAAAATGCAAAAATTCTAGTAACAGGGCACTCTTTGGGTGGTGCAATTGCACAAGCAGTATCCCAATCTTTTGGCTTTGATGGAGCAACGATAGATCCTGCCGCTGCAGGTGGGGTGATTAAAACACAGCAATATAAAGAAAAGAATAAAAGCATGGGCTTGCCTGCAGCAGGGAAAGGCATGCCGAAGACGTTTAAAAATTATGTGGTTGATGGTAGCGCTGTTTCTGGTTTGACTGGGCCGCATTTAGGGTCAAAAACTACGTTGCCGAAAGCCGAGATGACGTGGAAGCAAAGAATACCAGGAGCTATTGTCGGGGGGCTAACAGGTCAATTGGTAAGTGCTGCTATTGACCAAGTTGAGAACAGGCACTCTTCGGATCATGTGTCAGAGCAGCTCAATATTTTGGCTGAAAAAGAAAAAACTCCTATTGTTGCAATAAAAAAAGAAGTTGGCGCATCACCTAAAACTGGTGTGATAGGAGGGGGGGGTAGTCGTGACTCTCAAACTATTGCCGGTTTGCTTTCCAGCGTAGGCAAGACGCGCACTTATCAAATGAAAGATGGTTCAGTACAAACTAGACGTGATGGCACTGTATCATGGCGCAATAATAATCCCGGCAATCTGAAGTTTGGTTATGCCGGAAGTGCTGATAAAACAGATAAAAGTAAGCGCAGTAAAAAACAAGCACTAGCTGATGCAAGGAAACGTTACCACGGCGTGGTAGATCTTGATCAATGGGGTAATGCCGTTTTTGAAACGGAGGAAGCTGGCCGAGCGGCAAAGTCGCAACTGTTGACTAAATTGCATGGCAACAAAACAATTGAGCAGATGTTGCCGAAATATGCGATTTCTGATTATTCTGGAACGGCAAATGTAGCTGCCTATGCAAATAATATCCATAAACTAGCCGCAGGTCGTAAACTGGATTTGCATGGGAAAAAAATCAAAGATTTAAAATCGGAAGAGTTTGAGGCTTTGCTGGATGGCATGAAAAAAGTGGAGGGCTTTAAACCAGGTAAGGTTGAAGTCACCTCTGGTGGTCATAAATCAATAGGAGAAAAGCTGTTAAACCAGCAAGCTACAGAGACTAAATCCCCGGATTCAGTTGGCCGGTCGGCTAAGGGTACGACATTCAAGTCAGTAGCAAAAAAACCGGTGGCTGATAAACCCAGTGTAACTAAAAAAGGGACGCTTCCAAGTCCAAGAGAGGTAAATGCTGGGAAGGAGGTTAGTGCTGCTGCGATGGCGGCAGAGATCGATCAAGGTGTCCCTGCAATACAAGCTGTTCTCAGCCAACTCCAAGCCACTCTGTCTCAACTCAGCAGCGTGCTGTCCCAACCAATCCAAGTCACCGTCGACGTCCAAAACGGCAATATCGTCGCCGCCGTCAACGCCGCCAATAGCCAACAACAAAGGAGAAGCTGATGTTCAATCTCAGTCTGTTTGCCGGCTCCGCCGCCGGCGCGCTGGTGGACGCCAGTTTCCGCGGGGTGCGCTTTGAATGCCTGCGCAGCGTGGATAGCGCCCAGCGCGACCAGGCGATGCACGAATACCCCTATCTGGACGGCGCAGACGTCGAGGACCTGGGCCGCAAGGCGCGCAAGGTGTCGCTCAGCGTCTTCTTCTGGGGTCGCGATTATCAGCAGCGGCTGCGCGACTTCGTCGCCGCGCTGGACCAGGCAGGGCCGGGCGAACTGATCCACCCGGTATTCGGCAGCATGCCCAAGGCGCAGCTGCTGGATTACCAGATCAGCCACGAAGCCGACGCGCCGGACTCCTGCACCGTGGAAGTGAACTGGGTGGAGGCCACGCCGGGCAATCCCTTTTTCGCCAGTCAGCAGCCTTTGCAGCAGGTGGAGGCCATCAGCGCCTTGGCGGCCAAGGCGCGCAGCCTGGGCGGCGAGGCCTTCGCCAAGGCTCAGGGCCTGCTGCAAAACGCCAATACCGCGCTGACCCGGCTGGGCGCGCTGCGCGTGCGCTTGAGCGACACCGTGCGGCAGCTCGCCGGCATGGCGCAGCAAGGTATTGCCCAGGTGGTGGACTTGCTGGCCTATCCGCAGGCCTTCATCGGCCAGGTGACGTCCCTGGTGGACGAGGTCGCCAACTGGCGCTTCGGCGTCAAGCTGGAAATCTGGCCGGGCCTGAAGTGGGAGGCGGAGGCCAAGCTGCCGCAGGCCACTCTGGCTGACTGGAACGCGATGAAGGACCGGCTCAACGGCGTGTCCAAGAAAATCGGCCGCGCGTCGGACAGCTTGAGCCAGGCCGGCAAGGCGCTGGAGGTCTGGACCGAGGACGAGCTCCGCATCGACGCGCTGCTCAAGCTGACCGTGTCCACCTCGATGGCGAACGCCGCCGCCGATCTGTTCCGCTCGGAAGCCGCGCAGCCCACGTTGACGCCGCCGGCGCTGGAGCAAGTGGCCGGCGACGTGCGCGCCACCTTGCAGCAGACCATAGAGCAATGGCGCAAGGCGCTGCCGGGCGAGGACGCGCGCCAGGTGATTGAAAGTCTGCGCGATCTGGGCCTGCAGGTGCAACGCAGCGCCGCTGGCCTGGTGGCCGCCAAGCCGCCCTTGATCACCCGCAAGGTGGAATCCGCCGCCAATCTGCGTCAACTGGCCCACCTGTGGTACGGCGACAGCGGCCGCGCCGCCGAGCTGCTGCGGCTGAACCCGCAGCTGGTGCACCCCAACCATCTGCAAGCAGGAGAGCTGATCCATGGCTACGCCCGCTAGGACCGTTTCGGCCAATAACGAAGTCAGCCTGGAGATCGCCGGCAAGGCGCATCGCTACTGGACCCAGTACAGCATCGACTCCGATCTGACCGTGGCCGCCGACGCCTGGCAGGTGTCGTTGGGCCTGCCCGGCGGCGAGGTGCCGCCGGCGGTGGAGCCGGGCGCCGAGGTCAAAGTGCTGGTGGGCGCGGACGTGGTGCTGCAGGGGCGGGTGGACGACATCAGCCACAGCATAGGCGCCGGCAGTCACCAGCTGACGCTGTCGGGCCGGGATCTGGCCGGCATGTTGCTCGATTGCAGCGCGCCGCTGCTCACCGGCAAGGGCATGACGCTGAGCGATGTGTTGGAGAACGTGATCAAGCCCTTGGGCGTCAGCCGTCTGCGCGTGGACGCCAAGGGCAAGGGCCAGATCGAGAAAATCAGCGTGGACCCGGGCAACAGCGCCTGGGACGTGCTGACCCGCGCCGCGGCGGCCAACGGCCTCGCCGCCTGGTTCGATCCGGACGGCACCCTGGTGGTGGGCGGCCCGGATTACAGCGCCCCGGCCAAGGCCAAGCTGATCCTGCGCCGCGACGGCAAGGGCAACAATGTGCTCAGCCTGGCGGAAACCCGCTCCCACGCGCCGCGCTACTCGCAACTGACCCTGCTGGGCCAAGGCCACCGTCAGGCCTTGACCCCGGGCAGGCACGATCTCAAGCATCAGTCCGCGGACCCGGACGTCCGGTATCACAAACCGCGCATCGTGGTGGAGCCGGACGCCGCCAATCCGGCGGAACTGGCGGCGCGCGCGGACAAGATGCTGGCCGACGCCCGGCTGGCCGGCTACACCCTCAGCGCCACCGTGGCCGGCCATCGCAACAGCGCCGGAGAACTGTGGACCCCCGGCCAGCGCATCCAGGTGGAAAGCGAGCCGCACGGCATCAAAGGCGGCACTTATTTCCTGATGGCGCGCACCTTCAGCGGCGGACGCGGGCAGGGCAGCACTACCCGGCTGACGCTGAAAGAGGACGGCCGCTGGCTGCCGGCGATGCGCAAACGCTGAGACAAAGAAAGGTTGAAACGATGTGGAATGACGTAGACCAGAGAATTCGCCGCGCCTTCAGCAATGTGCGGCAGGGCTTCCGCGCGGTGCTGACCCGCGTGGACAGCGCCGGCGACGTGCAAACCGTGCAGGCCGACGCGCTGGCCGGCGAGCAGCTGCAGGACGCCGAACTGTTCCAGCACTACGGTTACAGCGCCAATCCGCCGCCGGGCAGCATGGCGGTGGTGTTGCCCCTGGGCGGGCGCAGCAGCCACGGCGTGGTGATCGCCACCGAACACGGCAGCTACCGGCTGAAACAGCTCAAACCCGGCGAAGTGGCGCTGTACAGCGACGAAGGCAGCAAGATCGTGCTCAAGCGCGGCCGCTTGATCGAGGTGGAGTGCGACACCTTCAGCCTGCGCTGCAAGAACTGGCAGGTCAACGCCAGCGAACAAGCCAGCTTCACCACGCCCACGCTCAGCACCAGCGCGCAGCTGGTGGCGCAAGGTCAGATCAAAGGCAATGGCGGCATGGCCATCCAGGGCAGCGTCACCGTCAGCGGCGATGTGGTGGCCGGCGGCAAGAGCCTGGTGGGTCACCAGCATAACGGCGTGCACGGTACGACCAGCCCGCCGTTGTAACGCGACGTTTTCGCCGCCAGGAGTGCCGTTGATCTTGCCCTGGCGCACGCCTGCCGGCACTGACCCGCTTCCCTTATCCCCAACCCTTTCAAACCCGGAAAATAACGCCATGGACCCTCTATTGGACCCCATTACCGGCGATTACGCCGGCTCCACCACTGACACTCTGGCCAACGCCGTCTACCTGAGGCTGATGACCCCGCTGGGCGGCTGGTGGGCCGATCCCGAACTCGGCTCCCGCCTGCATCTGTTGTCGCGCAGCAAGGACAGCAGCCAGATCGATCTGCTGGCCTGCCAGTACGCCGAACAAGCCCTGCAACCGCTATTGCGCGACGGCCGCGCCCGCCGCGTCGGCGTAGAGGCGCAACGCCCCGGCAGCGGCCGTTTGCTGCTGCTGGTCGAAGTGGAAGAGGCCGGCGGCCAGACCCGACATTTCCAACACCATGTGAGGATAGCCTGATGCCTTTGTCCACCCCGGATTTTGAAACCATACGCGGCGCGCTGCTGCGCGATCTGCAAAACCTGCGCGCCGACGCCGACGTCGGCCCCGACAGCGACTTCTACGTGCGCGCCAGCTCGGTCGCCAGCGCGGTGGAAGGCTTGTACCAGCATCAAAGCTGGATTGCCCGCCAGATCTTTCCCGACAGCGCCGACCGCGACTATCTGGAACAGCACGCCCGGGTGCGCGGCCTCAGCCGCAAGCCGCCGGTGGCGGCCAAGGGCCTGCTGCAATTGGGCGGCAACCCCGGCGCCGGTTTCGTCGCCGGCCTGAAAGTGCGGCTGGGCGAACAACTCTACACCACCCAGGCCGGCGGCCAGCTGGACGTGGACGGCCGGGCCCGCGTGGCGGTGGCCGCCGATCTGCCCGGCCTGGCCGGCAATGTGGCGGCCGGCACGGTGGCCGAACTGATGGCCGCGCCTAGCGGTCTGGCCAGCCGCGTCAGCTTCGCCAGCATGGACGGCGGCGTGGACGAAGAGGACGACGCCGCCTTGCTGGCGCGGCTGCTGGAACTGATCCGTCGCCCGCCTGCCGGCGGCAACCGTCACGATTACCGGCGCTGGGCGCTGGAAGTGCCGGGCGTGTCCGCCGCCTACGTCTACCCGCTGCGCCGCGGCCTGGGCACCGTGGACGTGGTGATCACTGCTCAGGACAGCCTGCCTTCGGCCGACACCCTGGCCGCGGTGCAAGCCCATATCGAAGACCTGCGCCCGGTCACCGCCAAGAACTGCCTGGTGCTGGCGCCCACGCCGCGGCCGGTGGACATCGAAGTGGCGCTGATGGTGGACGGCACCACCGTGCAAGCCGTCACCGAACCGCTGCGCCAAGTGCTGGCCGCCCATTTCTCCAGCCTCGCCCCCGGCAGCAAACTGTACAAGAGCCGGCTGGAAGCGTTGATCTCCGACCTGCCCGGCGTGGTGGACCGCCAACTGCTGTCGCCCGCCGACAATATCGCGCCGGTGGTGAATGAGAAAACCGTGGAATGGCTGCGTCTGGGCAAACTCACGGTGAGGGGGATGCAATGAGCCCGCAAACCCCGCATAGCGAACTGCTGACGCGTTTGCTGCCGCCGGTCAGCTACAGTCCGGACGGGCCGCGACTGCAGGCCGAGCTGGGCAGCGAAGGCGCGGCGCTGGACCGGGTGCAGAACAGCGCCCGGCAGCTGGTGGGCGCCACCACGCCGCTGCTGGCCGAAGGCCTGCTGCCGGACTGGGAGCGCGTCTGCGGGCTGACCCCGCCGACGGATGCGCCCTACCAGCAGCGCCAACAGGCGGTGCTGGCCAAGCTGGCGGAAACCGGCGGCCTGTCCATCCCGTATTTCACCCGGCTGGCGGCCGGCATGGGCTACCGCATCACCGTCAGCGAGCCGCAGCCCTTCCGCGCCGGCCTCAACCGCGCCGGCCAACAACTGTGGACGGCGGACATTCCCTGGGTGTGGCAAGTTACCGTGTTCGGCGCCAAGACCCGGCCGTATTTCTTCCGCGCCGGCCAATCGCTGGCCGGGGAACGTCTGACCACCTTCGGCGACCCGCGTTTGGAAGATCTGTTCAAGGATTTGAAGCCGGCCCACACCTACGTCTACTTCGCCTACCAGCCTTAAACCGCGCCTCGCGCGGACCTTCCCTTCCGTTCTCCCTTCCCCTCACAGCCCCGCCCTGGCGGGCGGGAGCCTGTGCTCTTTCCCCTTCCTTGAGGAGCGCTCCATGCAAGACCCCCAATCCACGGCAAACCCCGATCAAGACAAAGACCCTGCAGCCGACCTTGCGCCGGTTCCGGCGTCTTCGACCTTCGATACGCAACAGGAGGTTTGGGCGCGCCTAGGCAGCCAATCCCAGCAAATCCCGACCCTGTCCTGATTCATTCACCGTTTTTGGAGAGACTGATGAAAGAAGTCATCAAGCCGGTTCCCACGCCGGACACCCTGTTTCACGACGGCAACCCCAGCAGCGGAGAACTGGGCACCATCGTCGGCGCCGATTGGCTGAACAATGTTCAGTCCGCGGTCATCGCCAGCCAGGAGGAGCTGCTGACCGTGGTCAAAAGCAGCGGCCAGAGCGCGGACCCGGCGCGCAAGGATCAGTTGCTGCAGGCGGTGAAGCAGATCGCCTGGGGCGGCGCCAGCAAGCCGACCACGCTGGCCGGTTACGGCATCACCGACGCGATGAAAATCGACGATTGGGGGATAAACGGCTACAAGGAGCTGCAGGTGGGCCCCGGCCGCGAGTTCGCCGACATCGCCAGCGCCTGGAACAGCCTCAACGGCAAAACCCTGAAGACCGACGTGCTGATCAAGGTGGACGACGGCCAATACACCGCGACAGGCATCTGGTTGGGCAACCAGCCCTTCGCCAGCCGCATTCGCATCCGCGGCAATATCGCCAACCCCTCGGCCTGCCAGATCCGCTTTGTGGCGGGTGCGGATAAGAATAGCCATGGCGTGGTGTTTACCAATGCCCGTGGTGTCGAGTTCTCCGGCTTTCACCTGATCGGAGAGGCCACCGAAGGCAATTGGACTCACCGCTGCCTGCATATCGGCGAAGGTTCATGGGTGTGGGGGGCGGAAAATTCTTTGATCCTGGAGGGGGCGGGCAGTGGTCTGCAAGTGGAACAGAACTCCCGCTTCAGCAACAGCAAGTTGAGGGTCAACAAGGTTAAGGAATGGGGCGTTGTCGTTGGCGGAGGGTCTCACTGCGAGCTGCATTACGTGAACATCGTCGGCGAGGGCAAAAACTTTCTTACCAAAGTACCTGTTCGACTCGATGCCAATGATCGCAGCGCCTACCCGCATGGGATGCTGTGTGCGGATACCAGCCGTGCGTGGGTCACCGAGGGGCGAGTGATGGGAGTACGAACCGGCTTCCACGCCGCACGCAACTCCTATCTCTGGTGCGATGGCAGCGTGGTGGAGCAATCCGCAGTGGGCTTCGAGGCGCATTCTGGCGCGGTGATATGGAATCACGGTTCCGGACCCGTGCCGGCTTTGCCGCAGGGACGACGCGGCAAGGCGCTCACTTGCGATACCGGCTTTCAAGCGGTTTGGGCTGGGGTGATTTACGCGCCGATGGCCATTGCGGAAAACTGCAACAATGGGTTCAGAGCGCTTTGCGGAACTACCATGGTAATTAATGGCGGTTGGGCAAAGAACTGCCAGGTGGGGTTTGAGACTTACAGCACCAGCTATTTGGAGGCCTACGACACCAAGGCCGCATCGACCGGTTGCCCGACGGTATATTCTCCGGCTACCAGCGGCGTGGCGGGCAATGCCAACAGCGTGCTCAGCTTCAGTTAAGTCGGCCAAGCGCCCGCCAGCCGCATCCTTTCCGGATGCGGCTTTTTTACGGTCAGCACCGGTGCTGCCAAATGCCGGCTTTTGCGCTAATCTCCGCCCCCCGGTCCGCCGCCGCCTTGACGCTCCAGCCATCCCCCCTTACTCTCGCCCTTGCGCTGTGACAATCCACAGCCGCGGGACTGGGAGGTCCTACTTTAGTGTGGTAGCAACCGCTGGCCAGCGGTTCGCTACGTCCATGCGTCTGCCGCAAACAGGGCAGGCCATGGCACTGAGTCCCCGCAAGGGGGCTGCCGTGCGCACTGCGGTCCTCCCACTTTGTCATGAGCCTGCCCACGCCTTCCGCGCGTGCCGCGCAGGCATTCTTAAGCAGATGTTTGTGGAGGCCATAATGAATATATTGAGTTTCTGCCAGCCGCACCCTTGCCATACCCGGCCCGAGACACCGGAGGGCCAGCCATGAACGCCCCCGTCGCCAAGCCGGAGTTGTCACCGTTGCAGCGCCTGCATGAGCAGATCAAGCAGCTGCGCATCGTCACCGCCGGTCAGGATGAGATTTACGCTCTGGTCAAGCTCATGGAGCAGCGCTATCTGCAGGCCGATGAAGGCCTGACCCAGGGCATTGTCCACGTCCACGCCGCCAACCAGAGTCTGCATGCATTGATGGCGTTGCTGCAGGACAGCCAGGAGGACAAGCACGTCAACTGCCAGCAAATGGCGGCGCTGCTGGAGCCCATCCGCCAGGAGTTGCAAGCCGGCTTCGAGCAGATTTCCGATGTGATATAAGGCGCCGCGCCGCGGCGACAAGCGCGGCGCTTCGCCTCCGGCGCACTGACATCCGTCCGCTGCCGCCCCGCGCGCGTTTCCCGCAAAATCGTCCCCAGTCTTTTCAGCAGCGACAGCTGTCATCGGCCTCCGGCCGATTTTCTTTTCGCATTTTCTTATCCGCGGGAGGCGATTCCATGCAAGAAGCACTCAAGCCCATCAACACGCCGGACACCTTGTTTCACGACGGCAACCCCACCACCGGCGAACTGGGCACCATAGTCAGCGCCGACTGGTTGAACAACCTGCAACTGGCGACGCGCTCAGCCCAGGAGGAGTTGATCTCGCTGATCAAGGACAGCGGCCAGACGCTGGACGCCGGCCGCAAGGACCAATTGCTGCAGGCGGTGAAAAAAATGGCCTGGGGCGGCGACAGCAAACCGACCACGCTGGCGGGCTACGGCATTAGCGACGGCGCCACCAAGGCCGAAGTGGCGGTCAAGGCCAACAAGGCCAGCACCCTGGCGGGCTACGGCATTCAGGACGGCATCACCGTGGGCATGTTGCCGCGGCGGAATCTGTTGGCGGACGGTGGTCGCTTTTTCGATCCGTTCACGCCCGAGGGCATTGTGCAGGCGAGAACCAATCAGATCACCGCGCCGTTTGCCACGCCCATGCATAATGTTTCATATAGCCAAAGCGCCAGCTCGGTGGGGCGTTTCATTCATGATAATGGCTCGTATGAGGGCCCAGGTCCGAAACTGACGCAACCGGTGTTGGATTTGTTGGACAGCTTGGTGCGTGAGCGAGAACAAAAGCGCTATGGTTTTGAGTTTCACATCGCGGAGTTGCGTTGTGCTGCATTGACTTATTCGCCAGGAGTGTTTGATGGCAAGAATATGGCGATGGCGATGGCGTATGGGGTTGGAACCGAAGGACCGATTACGTTTATGAACTGGCTGCGTTGCATCAGCGGCTCTATTTACTTCGACTGCGGCCAGTATCGCAATGGCAAGCCCATGGAGAATAAGCGCATCACGCCAAGCGATGGTTGGGTGCATATGGCCGGGGTGACTGAATGGGGGCGTGGTTACAGCATCAGCCATATTTATGCTGAGAATAACTCGATCTTCCAGCTGGCCTTGCCTGCGGCCTTGTCCGGTAATCATCTCGGTTACGTACACAAAGCGCCGATCGCACCGTAAACAATCTTGGTTTCCAAGCATGGCAATCCTGCGGGGTTGCCTTTTTTTTGCCTGCTTGCCACTGACATCCGTCCGCTGCTGACGCGCGTCGCTCCCCGGCACAATGAGGGTATCGATTTACTAGCGAAGCGGGTCAACTGGCGGTCTGATGACGGCTGGTATGGCCCGTGCCCCGCCTATGTCGCCGGCCCGGCTCATGGGCAGACTCACATTAAGGAGCGAGAGCGCGATGCAAAACACCTTGAAGCCGATCAACAGCCCGGACGGCCTGTTTCATGACGGCAACCCCACCACTGGCGAGCTGGGCACTATTGTCAGCGCCGATTGGCTGAACAGCCTGCAGCAAGCGACTGCCGCCACGCAGGACGAGTTGATCGCTTTGATCAAGGACAGCGGCCAGGAATTGGACGCCAGCCGCAAGGATCAATTGCTGCAAGCAGTGAAGAAAATGGCCTGGGGCGGAAATAGCAAGCCGACTACCTTGGCGGGGTACGGAATTACCGATGGGGCTAGCATGAGCCAGGTTAAGGCTGCGGCCCCGGCGGGGGAAGTCGCGTACTTTGCCATGCCGATAGCGCCCGAAGGCTGGTTGCGGGCCAACGGCACCCAGGTTTGGCAAAGTACTTATCCAGAGCTCTTCAACTCCATTGGGCATCGTTTCGCCCCGATCAAGGGCGATGTGCAGGCGATGTTGCGTCTGGACGAGGCTGAGAAGTTGGCGGATTGCGCCTGGGGCTCTGTGGTATCGACATTTGGCGGGGCAGGGATGTCGACGGAGCAGGCCAAGTTTGGAACGCAAAGCCTAAAGACACAGGAAATCGGCGGCTACGCCAGCATGCCGCTGGCGGAGGCGTTCAATCCCAATGAGTTCACCATCGAGGGATGGCATTTCCCAAACTTCACCGGCACTGGCACTAGCAACGGTTATCAGGTGGCATGGATTGCCTCCATGAATCAATCCAAAACCTGGGGGGAGATAACGATTGGCTTGGATAAGGCGAGCAAGGCCCCGGTGATATGGTTGGCTGGCGTTGAACCTGGGTTTATTGTCGAGGCATCCGCTGGGACTCCTGGCATTTTTTCCACTGCGCGCTGGTATCACATCGCTTTTTGCTATGACGGACAAAATTACCGCCTGTTTGTCGATGGCGTTTTGACCTGGAGCTTATCCAGTACTCGGCGGGTTTTCATCGCGGATAACACCCTCTTGTTTGGCGTAGACGGCTGCGCTCCTGGGCTGTCCGGTTCTTCTTCCGGCTATTACCAGGACTGGAAAGTCAGCAAAAAAAATCTTTACGCATCGGTATTCTCGCCGCCTAGCGCACCTGCGGGATATAGAACGGATGCCAGTTCCGGCAAGTTTTATTTGCCGAACTTAAATGGTCAATTCTTGCGGGGGTGGGGCGAAGAGCGTGGTGTTGATGGCGGGCGTTCATTTGGGGGCGCGCAATTAGGGAGTGTAGAGGCCCATAGACACCCTAGCCTGGAATGGAGTGGGATGAGCTTTTTGGTGAATGACGTAGGCCAAGGAGACTTAATTCAAGGCACTCACTTCACCGGATATAGCCCGACCAAGTATGCCGGTAGGGTTAACGTAACCGGTGTGACGGGAGGCTCTGAAACCCGCCCTCGCAACCTAGCCCTGCTCGCCTGCATCAAATACTAAGGAGGCCGTTATGCAAGAACACAAACAGAAAACCGTCTACGCCTACCATTCGGAAACCGGCGAGTATTTGGGCACCACCATGGCGGACCTGTCGCCGCTGGATATTGAGGAAACCTGGCTGATTCCGGCCAACGCCACCGAGCAGCAACCGCCGCAGGCGGAGAACAGGCAAGCGGCGGTCTATCGCGACGGCGGCTGGCTGCTGGCGGAGGATTTTCGCGCATTCAAGCTGTGGAGCAAGGCCAGCGCGCAGCCGGTGACGGCGCAAATCGGCGACACGCCGGACAGCCTACAGGCCACCGAGCTTGAGCCGCCGGTCTTCGCGGTGTGGAACAAGAAAGCCTGGAAAGTGGACGCCGACGCGCAGCGCGCGGCGCTGACAGCGCAGGCGCAGCAGGAGCTGCAGCAGCGCTTGGCGATTGCCTACGCTCAGCGCCGGCCTTTGGAGGATGCGCAGGAACTGGGGCTGGCTACGGCGCAGGAGCAGGGCTTGCTGACAGCGTGGAAGCGCTACTGCGTTGAACTGTCGCGGCTGCCGCAGTTGGCGGCGTGGCCGCAACTGGCTGAAACGGATTGGCCTGCGGCGCCGGTCTAAAACTGAGGGTTATGTGTCTGCAAAACGGCGGCTTCGGCTGCCGTTTTGCATTGGGGCAGGCCTCCAGGCTACTGACATCCGTCCACTGCTGACGCGCGTCGCTTCCCGGCAAAATCACTGTATTGATTCACTAGCGAAGCAGGTCAGAGGGTGGTTTCCGGACCACCCGCCCGGCCCGGAGTCCGCCCCACGCCGCCAGCTCGGCCAGCGGGCCCACCCTTGAATGGAGCGAGAGCGCGATGCAAAACACCATGAAGCCGATCAACAGCCCGGACGGTCTGTTCCACGACGGCAACCCTTACACCGGCGAGTTGGGCACGGTGGTGACCTCGGAGTGGCTGAACAATGTCCAGTCCGCCGCCCAGTCCAGCCAGGACGAGTTGCTGACGGTGATACGCGACAGCGGCCAGAGCGCCGACCCGGCGCGCAAAGACCAGTTGCTGCAGGCGTTGAAGAAGCTGGCCTGGGGCGGCAACAGCAAGCCGACCACGCTGGCCGGTTACGGCATCACCGACGCCTTGCCGCTGAGCGGCGGCAAGATGAACGGGAAGGTGGATTTTCAACCTAATTCCCGCTTCCTGGCCGAGGGCGGCAAGGAGGGTGGCCAGTTGCAACTGCAAGCGCCGCAGAGCGACAGCAAGCTCAGCGACGTGAATATCGATGTCTGGGGCAACCAGTTTCGCGTATTCAACAACGACGGCGTCAAGTCTCGTGGTTTTTACGTGGACCTGACCCAGTGCGAGGACGGCCCTATCACCAATCTGCTGACCATGTCCGGCGCACCAGGCATGGTAGGTCACTTCGCAACGCCTTACGCGCCGCCGGGTTGGCTGAAGTGTGATGGCTCGCTGGCTAGTCGCAGCACTTATCCCGGCTTGTTTGCCGTGATCGGAACCACTTATGGCGCTGGGGATGGCTCAACAACCTTCAAGCTGCCGGATTTACGCGGGGAGTTTGTGCGAGGGTGGGATGATGAGGGCCGTGTTGATCCGGGCCGTGTGCTGGGGAGTGCGCAGGCCGGGACTGTCGGGCCTCATGTCCACACAATCATACGCCCAAGCGATGGAGGTGCATTGGCGCTTACTCCTGGCTCGGGCGGTGGCGCCTGGGCATACGGCAGAGAGATGTTGTCATCTGATCAAATGACTCTCGTAACGGGCGCAAACAGTGGCATTGGCGTTGAAACCCGTCCCCGCAACGTAGCCCTGCTCGCCTGCATCAAATACTAAGGAGACCGTCATGCAAGAACGCAAACAGAAAACCGTCTACGCCTATCATCCGGAATCCGGCGAGTATCTGGGCACCACCACGGCGGACCTGTCGCCGCTGGATATTGAGGAAACCTGGCTGGTTCCGGCCAACGCGACCGAGCAGCAACCGCCGCAGGCGGGGGACAGGCAAGCGGCGGTCTACCGCGACGGCGGCTGGCTGCTGGTGGTGGATTTCCGCGCGCTCAAGTTGTGGAGCAAGGCCAGTGCGCAGCTGGTGACGGCGCAAATCGGCGATACGCTGGACAGCTTGCAGGCCACCGAACTGGAACCGCCGCCCTTTGCGGTGTGGAACAAGAAAACTTGGAAAGTGGATGCCGACGCGCAGCGCGCGGCGTTGACGGCGCAGGCGCAGCAGGATTTGCAGCAGCGTTTGGCGATTGCCTACGCGCAGCGCCGGCCTTTGGAGGATGCGCAGGAACTGGGTCTGGCGACGGCGCAGGAGCAGGGCTTGCTGACAGCGTGGAAGCGTTACTGCGTTGAGCTGTCGCGCTTGCCGCAGCTGGCCGCGTGGCCGCAGTTGGCAGAGGCGGACTGGCCGAAGCAGCCTGCCTGAGCGTTTGCAGACCGCCGTTTCACGTGAAACCACCCGCGCCGGGCTATCCCGCGCGGGTTTTTCTTAGAGCCTGTTCAAAGTCTCGCGAGCAAGGGCGAGACAAGGCGAAAACGAGCGAAAAAGCGGAATGTACATGTGGTACATGAGCATTTTGAGCTTGTTTTCAACGCCGTATCGCCGAAGCGCAGCAGACTTTGAACAGGTTCTTATGGCCGCGCCAGTGTAATCTCCACCCTTTCCTTGCCCTGGCCCACGTTCTTGCGCTTGAGCCGCAGTTCTCCCACTTCGCCGCTGCGGCGCAAATGGGTGCCGCCGCAGGGCACGCGGTAGAGGCCGGGCAGCTCCCAGTAGCGGCGCTGGTTTGCTTCGTCGGAATAGGCGCTGACGATGGCGAGATCGGCGTCTATCAGCGCCTGCGCCTTGGCGGCGATGGCGGGTAGCAGCGGGGTGATGGGCCGGGCCAACGCAAAATCGATGCGCGCCTTATCCTCGGCGATGTGGGCGCCTATCTTTACCGCGTCGGGCAGTTCGCGGCAAATGGTTTCCAGCACCAGCTCCGCGGCGAAGTGCAAGCGCATCAGCCGGTAGCGGCGCGGCCAGTCTATCGCCACCGTCACCGCGTCGTCGGCGCTCAGGCCATGGCCGTCCGGCAGGGTGTAGGCGATGTCCAAGCCCTGTTTCTCCGCGCGCAGCACCGGAAGGCCGCCTATGCTGCCGGCGTCGCTTTCCTGGCCGCCGGAGAAGGCGTAGAAGATGGTGGCGTCCAGCCAGATCTGCGCGCCGTCCGCGCGTGTCACCGCAGCGAGCAGCTCGGTCTGGTAGGGATCGGCCCAGAACTGTTTATGTACGCTCATGCCGCGTTTCCGGCGTCCGTCGCCAGCCGCTGGTAGACTTCGGCGTCCAGCCGCTCCATCAGCCGTTCCGGCCGCGACAACGCGCCAAAGCCGAACTGCGCGTACAGGCCATGGGCGTCGGCGGTGGCCAGCAGCATGCGGCGCAGGTTCTGCAGGCCGGGGTGGGCGTCGATCGCCGCCATCATTTGCTTGGACACGCCTTGGCCGCGCCAGGCTTCGACCACGAACACGTCGGCCAGGTAGCCGAAGGTGGCGTAGTCGGTGATCACGCGGGCGAAGCCTATCTGTTCGCCGTCGGCGGCGTAGGCGCCGAAGCACAGCGAATGGGCGAGCGAGCGCTCGAAGATGTCGCGCGGCAATTGGCGCGCCCAGTAGGACTGCTCCGACAGGTAGCGGTAGACGCGTTCGCGGTCCAGCCGCGCGGGATCGGTGTCGATGTGGAGGGTCATGGCGCAGCCAGCCGGGCGAGGGGAATGTCATAAAGATAACACGCCCGGGCTGGCAGGAGCGGCCGGGCTTGCCGGTGCCGCTCCTGGCTGTTAGCACCTGTTTACGATCTGCTGCGTGTTGGCGATACGGCGTAAAAACTGCTTCGAAATGCTCATGTACCACTTGTACATTCCGCTTTCTCAGCCGTTTTCGCCTTGTCTCGCCTTAGCTCGCGAGATCGTAAACACGTTCTTAGACGCTTATAGGTTTTTGATTTTTTCCAGCTCCTCCGGGCTGTACTTCTTCTCGCTGGCCTTGGTCAGATCGGTCAACAGGCCGGCGTAAACGTCGCGGGCCGATTGCACCGCGCTCAGCATATTGCCGCCGCTCCACTGGCCGGCGAAGCCGATGGCGGTTTGCGGCTGGCTGGCGTAGAGGCTGGCCAGCATCGCGTCCACCGCCGGCTGCTGGCTCTGGAACTGCCGCTCCAGCCGCGCCTGCCATTGCGCCAGCACCGGCAGGTATTTCTCCGGCTTAGCTTGGGCCAGCGTGGCGTTGGCGCGGAAGGCCCAGTAGGCGGAGCCGTTCTCGTAAGCGGCCGCGCCGGCGCGCAGCGGCGCGGGGATGTCCTTCATCGCGTTTTCGTACATCGGCACCAGCACCGCGCCGGCCGGGCTGCCGAAGGATTGCCAGGTCAGCGCCGCCAATTCCTTGGGCAGGCCGGCGCGCAGCTGGATGACGTGGGTTTCTATGGTGCGGTCCACCCCCATCGGCCGGTCCGCGTCCTTCAACTTGGCCAGCGCGGTGCCGTGGAAGGTGGCGCGCAGCACCTTGGCCACATCGGCCACCGCGATCTTGCGCTCAGGCTTCAGCGTCAGCGGGTATTGCGCCTGCCGCGTGGCTTGGCGCAGCGCCGGGTTCAGCAGCTGCTGGCCCAGCCATTCGCGGTCCACATTGTATTTGTCGCCGACGACGCCGAAGGCCTGGGCGAAGTTGAAGCGCTTGGCGTCCACCTTGGGCAGCAGCTGGTGTTTGGCCGCGAACTCGGCCAGGCCGGGGCTGGCGATCACATTGGCGCGGTCGGCGAGGTCGATGTCGTGCAGGCGCAGTCCGTTGGCCACCATCAAATAGCTGTCCTGCGGCACGCGATAGGCCAGCCAGTGGTGGCCGGAACCGATTTCCATATACCAGGCTTCGTTCGGATCGGCGATCAGCACGCCGTTGCCTTCGCCGGCGCCGTATTGGCTCAGATAGCGCCCCAGCAGTTCTACGCCTTCGCGCGCGGTCTTGGCCTGCGGCAGGATCAGCGAGGGGATCACCGCCTCCACCACGCCGCTGTCCAGCAGCGGGTCCGCCTTTTTGGCGCGGGCGTTGATTTCCGCGCTATTGGTGGCGGATACCGCCACATTGAATTCATTGACGCCGCGTTCCTCGTACAACCCGTCGCCGCCTGCGCTGTCGCCGTTCCAGTCCATCAGGCCGCTGTAGCGGTAAAACTGCTTGGGCGCCGGCACTTTCAGGCCGTTCTTGAAGCTCAGCGTTTCATCCTTGGCCGCCGCGCGCGCCGGGTGCAGCACCAGGCGCTTGTTCCAGTTATTGATGTAATAATCCTCGTTGCGGGCGATGATGACGGAGCCATCGGCGGAGGCCTGTTTGCCGACGATCAGCGATGAGCAGGCGTCGGCGAGCGGGGCGGCCAGCGCAAGGGCGGTGGCCAGGGCAAGCAGGGTAGGGCGCGGCGTCATGATGCATTCCTCTTCTCTGAGCGGTCCGTCGCGGTTCGAGACGGCTCATGGTGGCCGCGCGCTAGGCGCGCGGCGGTTTGGCGGTGAGGGCAAGTAGATTGTAGGCAGATGGTTCGCATTAGTTGAAATGGGAATCCCATGCTTGCCTGATGCATATCAATCTTGCGCTGTTTGGTAAAAATGTGGCGCAAACTGTCTGATTTATGCAATTGCTTTTGCCATATTGGCGCAAGCCTGATTAAGCTTGGCATTTCATTGTGGCGGCATGTTCCGCCGCGGCGGGAACGGAAAAAAGATGAAAATACTGACGATGGCGCGCAAGCTGTTCTTCACGGTGCTGGCCGCGGCCTTGGCGCTGTGGGCATACGGCGCCTACAGCGGCGAGCCGCAATGGCAGCAATGGGCGATGTATCTGGGCAACGCGCTGGCCCTGGGCGGCGCCTATCTGGTGCCCACCTTGACCGCGGCGCTGGTGGGCAGCCCGCGGCTGAAGCTGGTGGCGGCGTTGAACATTCTGGGTGGTTGGCTGATCCTGCCGTGGATCGCGGCGATGATGCTGGCGCTGAAGCGCGACGATCTGGCGGCCAGGCCCTGA